GCATCTACCATAGATTCTAGCAGTGCCTTAGCGATACCCTGTCTCTCTACTGCATCCCCACCATCAAGGATGGACTGAATCACAGCACGCTTCTCCTCGACAACTGAGTTGAACTTCTCATCAATAGTACCAGTGACTGATAGGTAAACAGCGTGAACAGTCTCAGCCTCTTGACCGATACGATTCACTCTGTCCTCTGCCTGTTCCTCCCATGCTGGTGACCACTCCCTCTCAATGAAGGCAACAGTATCAGCACGAGTCAAGGTTAGACCTTCTTTCGCTGCAACAGTGGAACAAATCATAACATCAATCTGACCTGCTTGGAATGCTTCGACTCTCTCCTGTCTCTTCTCAGCACTGACCTCACCAGTGATGAGTCCAATCTTGAAGTCATCCTTGAGTTCATCTACAAGAGCAGCAACTACATCTTTGTGATGAGCAAACACAATGGTAGGTTTGCCAGTCACTTCATTGTAGTTACGAACCCAGTCAGCAGTTGCACTGACCTTCAAGATACCACAGTGGTGTCTCAGTTCAGTGAGCATATTCAAGACGAAGCCAGCAGGGATAGAACCACTTGACTTGTGCATATGATATTCATTCAACCATGTAGCCTGAGCATTCTTGTAAGCCTTCATCTCTTTAGGTGTAGGTACAACATCAACCACTTGTCGAATCTTGTCAGGCAGTTCATCCATGACTTCTTTCTTCAGTCTACGAATGGTGAAGGTCTTGGTTCTCTCGTGCAACTCAGCCTCATTGGATGAGCCTTTGAAATCCCAACCCCAACCATTGTGTTGAGCATCACAGTAACGCTTTGCATAGGTGAAGAAGTTACCAAACTCTACTGGTCTAAGCAGGTTCAGTGTAGTGAAGAACTCAATCGGTCTGTTGGTAATCGCTGTACCTGATAGACAGACTACATCTTTGCTACCATTGGCAACAGCAAGTGAAGCCTGAGTACGCTGAGCCTTGCTGTTCTTCAGGTAGTGTGACTCATCGAAGATGACGATGTTGAAGCCACGCTCTTCTAGTGCAAGTTGCTGCTTCTTCATCAGGTCATAGTTGATGACAACTACATCAGTGTCAGGTATGTCTGACTTACCATTCTTGACTGCCTCAACACTCAGGTTAGGTAGCCAAGTCTTGTACTCCTTGACCCAGTTGTACTTGACATTCGCTGGTGCAACAACTAGGACTGGATGATTCTCAGGGTGTAGTGCTGAGTAAGCAAGGGCTTGGATAGTCTTACCCACACCCATGTCATCACCAATCAAAGCACGACCACCAGCCAGTTCCACGAACCGGACACCGACATACTGGAATGGATAGAGTTCACGACCTTCAGGGAATTGCTTAGCCAAACGAGAGCGCATCTCCTCAATCTTCTCATCATCATGTAATGAAGCAGCACTAGACAAAGCAATACGCTCAGCCTGAGACTCAATGACATTTGACATACCATCAACAGCAGCGATAGCATCAGCCAGTGGTTGATAGATACCATCCAGTCTACCTTTCAGGAATGCACCTTGGGAAACTGGTACTCGCCATGCTTTGTTTGCAGCATCCCACTTACGACCCATGACTCCCTTGACAATACTCATCACCTTAACTCGCAAGTCAGTGTCTTGAATCCAAGGCCACTTGAGTACAAGTACATCAGCCTGAATAGTTGCTGATACATTCTTGTCAGCCTCAGCCTTGGTAGTGTCAGGAGTTGGGGCTTTGGTTGCCAATGTAAGTAGTTGCTCACCATAGAAACCATGCTTCTCAAAGATAGCAGCAGCCTTGGTAAGCAAGTCAGCAGTGTAGGTCAGCGACCAAAACTCACCGTTCCATTTGATAGCAGGGAAACCAAGTGTGTTCTTGAGTTCATCCTTGACAGCAGTGTGTCTAGGGAATCGTAGTGATACTCTTCGTGACTTCTTAGGCCAGCGTCTCTGTCTGTCGTTCTTACCATACCACACATCTTCGTAGACCTCAGCCCTAACAGTTCTGTACTGTCTCTCCTGTGTCTCAGTGACTATGTAGGAGGCTAGTGTCTCCTTGTATAACTGCTGTAGTTCTTCAGGTATAGGTATGCTATCCTCCTCAGCGTGTTGCTTCTTGTACTCAATCACCATAGCCAAGACTTCTTCATCGAAGGTCAGTGCATCAGCAAGGCTGGATGGTTTCTCACCTGACTCCTTGAAGAACTTCTTCAGGGTAGATGCTAACTTAGATTGGTGTGCTGCTTTGGCCTTCGCCTTGACTCCAATATCAGTCATGTCCTTGAGGAAAGACTGAACATCAACATGGGGTGGGATGCCACACCAGTGCATCAGTGTAGGAATCTGTGTGTTGCTGTACTTGTAGAATCTTTCAGCAGCCTCTTGGTACATGGTCTCAGGTATATCTTCACCTTGAGTAATGTAAAGCATACACGACTTGTAGAAAGGAGCATCGCCCGCATTCGGGCCAATGTAATCCTTCTCACCGTCAATGTGTACTTCACAGAACTTACTGATGAGTTGCCTCATCACTTCTTTCGTTACTAACTTCTTACTCTTCATCGTTAATCACTCTCATATATTGTGTTGCTTTATATATCAATTCACTGGTGGTGCTTGCTCACCTCTACTTTCTGAATGGTGTACTGAGTGCCATACTTCACACCGAAGTGTCCATTCTTGTAGATTTCATACACTTCTGTTACTGCACCAGCCATTGTAGTGTAGACTGCATAGACCCACTGTAAGGGCTTGCCATCTTTTATATGCTGGTCTTTGTTTCTACTCTCGTTTCTGTCTCCCATTATCACATATACATATTCCATTAGCAGTCCTCCTCTCTTTGGTGTCCACAAGTGACACAGTAGTAGTCATTCACCTGCTGTACGCAAGGCTCACCAGTAGCCTCACACACTGGCTCTTTGATTGGTGTCACTTTCATGCTCTCCCACTCTATCTTCTCATCCTCAACAGGTAGCACTTGGTAGAGGTTGTAGCACCAGCAAATGTCAGTCTTACCCAAGGATTGCATGAGTCCTTCTATGACTGTCTCAGCCTCATGCTGAGTGTCACAGTACCATGTAAGTGGGATGTCATGTAGTCCATCCTGTGTAGTCATCTGTACTTCGACTGTCCACATCAGGCATCAACTCCTACTTCATCATCCACTTCTTCGTAGGCTAGTACATCAGTCACTGCATCCCAAGGTGCTCTCACTTGAACAACTGGCACTGCTACATCAACAGACACTGGCTCAGGAACATAGTCACTGTAAGCCCACTCAGGGATGTAAGGTTCATCAGCATCCATGTTGTAAGCATCCTGTGGTATCTCTACCATGTCCTCATCCATACACTCTCTGCTGCATAACAAGAGAGGTTTGTACCCAACTAGGCATATGACTTCAATGCCATTGTCTCCTACATCCTCCCAGCACATACTACAACAGTTGTCTAGTCCTTCTATCACATCGTTCTTCATGGTAACACTTTCCATGACCTGTCAAAAAAGTGTTGCTTTATATATCAACTAGACTCAGTTCATCGGTTCTGAATCTTAGTCGATGCGCTTGCGTAGTGTATGTAAGATACTACTTACTCAAGGTTACAGAACCTGCACCCGCTATGCTCTTCTGTATCGAAGTGCATGAAAGCGGTGTCTTGTACTTCTTGATAGTGCGTCAGCACGATACCTAATGCGTGTCTCAGTCCTGATGTATCAGGGTCTTTCTCGTTCAGGTACTTGCATACAATACCAAACGCTGCTTCTACTTCTTCTTCAGTAGCAGGTGTCCATGTATACTCTTCGTTGGCTTCATCCATATCCGTCATGCTCATGCCATGTAGGTACAGGACATAAAGATGCTGAGTAAAAAGTTCCACCAGTCATGCGTTTAGGCTATGCTAAATGCAGGTGCGAGGAGAGTCCGAGTTGTCCGACTTGTCTTGAGTCTAGTTTAGACTATGATATATTCTGATATTGTCTAGTATAATGTCTGAATAATACAACGGACAACTTAGACAACACCACTACTCCATGTCTACACGCTAAGCATCTAATCGTAAACGCATACTATGCGTATACTATAGGGGCTGGCAAAAAAAGCATGGCTGAATCAGAGCAGCCACCCAGCAGGTGCGGGGTATATATCAGGAAGCACTGGGGCTGTGCGTCTCTCGCACTCCTAGAGTTTTGATTCAAGATTCTAGGTCAGGAAAGTTACCACTCGTATGGATAGGAAGATGGAACGAAAGGGGAAACGCATCCCCCGCAGCCGAATGGCTGCGGGCAAGACGGGCTTCTGCCCGTCTCCGAGCGAAGCGAGCCGCTGCGCTGGCGTGCGTAACAAGGATTTTCGATATAAAAAAAAGCCCCCCGTAGGTGCGAACACCTACGAGGGGCGAAATCAGCGGCTGCTGTATACTACTAGAGTGCAGGTACTACCGGACTCAAAGGGCGTTCAGTGCAGCGATTAACTTCACTAGGTCAGCCTTGGTTTTCTTGGATGCAACTGACTTGCTGATACCAAGTTCGACTGCCTGAGCCACTAGGTCAGCCTTCTTGACCTTAGCGGAAACGGTGGACTGAGCCGCTACTGGTGCAGGTGCTGGAGTGCCAGTGGATTGAGCATCCCTGTTCTCCTGAGCAGTAGGTGCATCGAGTGAACCTTGGCGAACATGGTTCAGAGCCATGTCCTTGAGTTCGCCCTTGTTTGCTTGCTTACTCCAGTCATCGCCAACAGTCTTGCGAAGGTACGCTGAAACTGCTTTCTTGCGGCTACGGAACTGAGCAGGGGTGTCTGAATCGACCCATGCATCGCCCTCTTTCACTCTGACGAATACACCATCAGCGTACCAGTGTGTACCAGCAGCGACTGCTGCTGCCAGACCAGCAGCCTTGCGCTCTTTGCGTACAACTCTTCGGTGAGAGTTCAGTTGCTTGATGCTGATGTACTTGCTGACACCGTTGTAGGTGCTGCGAGCAGTGATGTATTTGCCTAGTGCAGTTGCACCCATCTCAGATGGGGCTGGCATACCTTTGCAGTCGCCTCTTTCTACACACAGGTTGAGTACATCTACAGCGAAAGCAATCACTTGCTCACGAGTATAGGTTCTCGGCTCTTTCGACATTTGGACACCAGCGGCCACATCTAGGTTGAAGGTGGTGGTGAAGGTCTTGCGCCTTGACTGCAAGAACTGACCCACCTCCGCAATCATTGGGTTGGCTGCTGCCTCCCAAGTAGGGTTGTTCGCTGGTGTTTGTGCTACGGTTTGGTTATCGTTTGACATAACTGTTCTACCTCGTGCCGCACTTTAGTGTTGCTTTATATATCAACTGAGGGTTTCCCGCTGGTTACGCAGCGTATGCTACGGGCTAAGGAGGGTGGCATAAGCCACCCATACG